ATGAAACTACGGATCATTTGACCAGCTCTTGCATACCTACTTAATTGACGTGCCATTTTCATTTCCTTTCGTGTTGATGAAGACTACATCTCTACTATATACCTATTTGGCATGGAGTCAAGGCTTTTTTAAGCTTTATTTGAGGTGTATTACAAAAACAACACCATAAAAATATTTCTTAAATCACTTGACACTATGCTTAATTAGTATGATACTAAGAGTGTAGTAAGTCTTCCACGAAAGGAGTTTGAAATGAATGTTTTGTTGGTTGTTCGAGGTTTTGGAAACAGAGTCCCTATTCAAGGTGAGCCAGTCCAGTTTCTTCAGTATGTCTTTGGTGCTGAACGTGCTGAACGAATCATGCAGGGAATGGATCGTAACTACGCTGTTTTATTTCAAGGAGCTTAAAAATGAACGTTCAATTAAATGCAGCCGAAATTGCCTTGTTGCTTGAGTTGCTTAATAACGTAGATCAACGAGTTCAATATTCTGACGTTCAAAACGAAATCAGCAGTTTAATCAATCAACTTGGAGGTGCAGCATGACATACAAATTAAACGTTGCCCGAGACGTGGATGTCGATGGGGAATATTCAGATTACCCAAGCTACATTCTGAACCTACCTTATGGATTTCGGTTCTCGGATGATCTAGTCCACGTCAAAGGTTTTGACAGCATGGCAGAGCTACGCAAAGCCGTAAAGCTTGAGGTCATTAAGTGCGACTGCCCTGAATGCCTTGCAAACAAATAAAAATAATTGTGGTGTTTATGCAAATATTGCTTGACACCATGCTTAATTAGTATATTATTGAGTTGTAGTCTTCAGTTACCCACGAAAGGAAACGAAAATGAAAAAAGCCCAAAAAATCATTGAGAACCAAGTCTCTGCCATCTTTTACAAAATTGGCAATGGCATCCAGTTCAACATTATGAACCTAGGAAAAATCAGCGATGCAGCCAAAAACGTTTTAATTGCTGGTGGTTCGCTTGAAGCAGCCGAAGCAGCAATGGCAATAGCAATCGCTCAATACAAAGAAAATTAAGGAGATCGATATGGGAACTTATTACCAAGACCTAGCAAAAAACAATCCTGCGAAATTTGCTGATCTGAAGATCGCTGGCAATTCTGACAAAACAGCTCTCAAGAATATGGTTCGTGCCTTGCAGATCCTACCGGGTCTCAACACTCCAGCCGATGAAGCTCGTTTAGCTGCTGCAAAGCGTTTACTTAAAAACCGTTATTAAGGAGAATTGAAATGGCAATGTCATACCAAGAACTCAAAGTTTTCGCAAATTACGTTTATAGCTTCTACGGCAAAAACGGTGTTTATGATCTCGGAGTCACAATGGACGAAATCAAAATGGCAATCCGGTTTTTGCAGTCCAAAGACGGTGCAGTTTATCGTTGCGGATCCCCGGTCATTGGAGACTCACTTGATCGTGAGCACGTCCGAATGATCCTTGAGGATCGCAAAGTTAACCTAGCAGCATCTTGAGTTTTTTCTCGCCATCCTTGATCCTGCCTTCAGCGACAATCTTTTTAGCGAATGAGATCATTCTCTTCCGCATAGCAGCTCTGTCGGTGTAGTTAGGAACGTCAGCTATTGATCCTTCTGTTAAATAAGGAGGATCTCCAGTGTTGTTATTGACAACGGTAATATTTACTCGTTTGTCTTCTTTGTAATTCTCAGCCAATTTTTTAATGTTTTCAGACGCTTTGATATGAGCGTCAAGCTGGGTATCCAGTCGAACTGTCCGGCTGCGTTTCAAATTAAGCATAACAGCAAGGTCAAGAGACGCATTGGTGTAAACGATGTCTACACCACCCTTGGTAATCTGAAGCGTTTGATCGATCTTGTCAGTGGCAGATTTAAAGTTGCCCAATACAGAATCAAAAGTTAAAGCATCTTCTTTAAGACCTAGCAGGTCACGAGCCATCTTTTCAGATTCAGACTTGCCTGATCCGCTACCGCCAGCAGTAAACATGGTGGCAGAGGTATCGTTGTTTTTAGCCTTTTGCTCTAGCGCATCTTTCCAAATTACTTTAGACAGATAAGAGCTTGGCTCATGTACGGCTGCAGCCAATGATGGATCTTTGGCAAAGCTTGGATCTAGCTTTTTAACGAGGTCAGGATCAATAACATGACCGAATGTATCCTTGTACGCAGCGATTAGCCTAGGCGTATCTTTTAGGATTTGTTCGTAAAAGCCGTCTTCAATATTTCGCTCATGCTCATTGAGTCCGGGTGAATGTTCGAATCCATGTTGGTCGACATATCCACCGTTAGGAAGCTCTTTGACCTTTTGGAATGCCGTTGCTTTTGCTTGTGCAGATCCTTCAGACTTGCCTTTTTCCTCCAAAGGGAGCTCTTTTTGAGCAGACTCAGAGGGTTTTTCAGCAGATCCATGAGATTCACCTTTTACTTCTTTTTTTTTAGTCTCTTTAGACTGAGAAGCTGCACTAGCCCCGCCTGAACCAAATTGTCCGTTTTTTGCACGAGGATGATCTTCCTCTTTAAATTCTGCATCGTCTTGTGATACGCAATTAGGAACTTGCTTTCCGTCTTTGTCCTTCATGCCAAATTGCTCGTAACCTTCCCAACATGGGTCTTTGTCTTGAGTTACTTGCAGTGTCTTGCCTACAGGTTCAGCTCCGATTTCGGGATCTTCAAAATCTCCGTCAGTTGTCTTGTAGGAGACTTCTTCATTCTTTGGCAATGGAGTCCAAATACCGTCTTGGACTTTTTCAAAATCTTCTTCGGCTAATTCTTCACCTTCAGGATCTTGGTTTTCAAGAATGCCGATTTCGTTGTAGCCGGACTGTTTGTCAGTTGCTACACGTTGACGCTCATCTTCGCTACTGATAGCACCGGAGCCGATCAACACTTGTCCAGCCTGAGCCTTAGCAAGGTTAGTCGCAGCCAATTCCTCGGCAGTTGGTGTATCGAGTGGGAGCCAGTTCAATGTAGTTTCGAGGTCGAGCTTTTTCTTGAGCTGTGGCTCTACAAAAGACTTGATAACCAGTTGATGATGACGTTCAGCGAATGGGGTCAGATCGTTTGATTGGATCGACTCCAGCATTTCGTGATAGCTTGCTTCCTCATATTCGCCAGTGGCATTAAAGCCCTTCGGAGAAGTACCGAGCAGCTTAGTAGCTGGCACACCTGCAATAGCAGCCACGAGCTGATATTGGGTCATGATGAGGGAATCGAAGTCGGCTAGGGAAGTGTCAAACTGTTGGAATTCGTCACCTTCTTTATCGCCCAGCTTGACTCCGTAGTTGTCACGATACGCAGCCCATTGCTGCAATCTTCCGATTGCTGCGTTGGTGTCGCTCATGACGGCTTCCATATCGGTTAGCCAAATAGTTGTCCGCTTGGACATTGCCAACTGAGGAGCTTCATTGGAGGTACGCTCTGCAGCATATACTCGCTCCATGATCTGCTGAGTCAGTGGCACACCGCCATAAATGTATTGAGGCTTGAGTACGTCTACAGGCTCAGCATGACGGAAAATGATTAAGTGGCTACGGTGAACCTTCTTACCGTTGATGATCCACCAAGTCGGCTCGTAAAAGTGCAGGGTATCCGGCTGGCTGGCAGAAGCACCGTCCAGCATTGGAGCTGTCCAGTACGGGTCAACTTGTACGATCCCTTTATAGGAACCTGCAGTCACGCCATCAATGTTGAAAGGCTTCTCGTAATAATCTTTGTCAGTCGAAATGACTTTAAACATTGCAATGCGAATGCCGAAAATTCGACCCTTACGGATGAATTCACGCATATTGAAATTGAGCTTGTACGCTTTGTCGTAAGCCTTGATGATCTTAACGGCTTCAGGATCTAGCTCGTCACCGTCAACAGTGACTACGTTGTAGCCTTTGCGGATAGCGTCATCGGCTGGCATAGCACAAGCCTTATTCACTAACCAATTTTGCGCCAAGATACCGCATAACTGAGCACCGATAAAACCTTGTGAAACATACCAGCCAACTACTGCATCGGAAACGGTATTCATTCCGTTTGCGTACATTTTGAAATTAGCTACTCCATTGCTGGAGTCATCCATAGCGTATTCGCCATAAAACGCTGGCTGAGTTCTTTTGATCGCTTCCAAAGAATCAGCCAATTTGAATTTTTTAGCATCGGGATCGAGAATATCGAACGCATGAGTGCTGAATAGGCTTTTACGAGCCTTGGGCTTGATAGGTTCTTGTTGAACGTCTGTCTTTCCTTTTAGCCACTTAAACATAAAATCCTATCCAAAGAAACTCTTACGAGGAATCATTATTTCAGAAAACGCTCTTGATAGCGAGTCCACTTGGTCATCATGTGATCCATTGGGGAATATTCGCATTTCGTTTATCAAGGGTGCATTCCAATCTCCTCGAAGCATTAATACGTTACCAATATTAACTTGAGCAGCAAACGGCTCTGCTCTCGTGATTTTGTCGCCCGACTCGGGTGAGCTTTTGACAGTATATCCTGACAATGCCCGAGTAAGGTATAAGACTTGCGTTTTACCTGCCTGTCCCGGATCTTGAGGAATGCTTACTTTGACCGCCCGTCCATCAAGCGCAGCCGTATTAACCATTGCTGCGTCACGCTGATCGGGACCAACACGCAGTCTAACCATATCTGCAATAACAAACCTGCCATCCGATAATCGCCCAAGTTTTCCTCCAGCCGTATAGTCACCGTCTACAGTGCTGGCTAAATCCCAGCCCCTGCACCATTTAATTTCGCCAGCAGGTATTGCTTCCACGATCTGTATTTGATCGGGTTTAAACAAGTCTCCGTCTAGTGGAGCAGGTCTCTGTTGATAGAGAGCTGCCCACGTCCTCGGATTACTTTCAAATTGAGCCCAGTGCTTCTCATCGAACCATTCGGTCCAAAGGTATTCACCGATCTGTCTGCCAAGGGGATCTCCCTCGTTTTCGCATTTAGCGGGTAAGCAGACAACTTCCCAGTAATTGCCATCCTTGCATAAGATTTTGCCGGACTCGCCTTTCCAGCCTTCAGGAAGTATTCGTCCAGCGAGGTCATCCTCGTGCCAACGGGTTTGAATGAGGACAATCCAGCCTCCCGGTATCAAACGGGTCTTTAGATCATCCTCGAAAGCGTCATAGGTTTTATTACGGATTGTGTCCGAATTAGCTTGCTCACGTCCCTTGATAGGGTCATCAATGATGATTCCATGAGCTCGATTACCAGTAACGCCCCCGAGAATACCGCAAGCCATGTATTCGCTGCCGTTGTCCAGTGAGAACTCTTGAGCAGCCGAAGACTCGACTGTCAGCCCAGTTCCGAAGATCCCTCGGTATCTAGGCTGCTTAATGATTGATCGGGTGCGTCTACCTAGTTTTCGGGCTAGATCGTCACCATAGCTGGCTAGGATGACTTTACGGTTCGGAGCAGCCCCAAGGTATTTGCTTGGGAATACTACGGAAGCGTAGGTCGACTTAGCCGAGCCCGGGGGCATGAATACCATCATGCGCCCATGTTTTGTATTGGCTACCTCGTCCAGCTTGGATAAGAGCAGCCTGTGATGATGAGCCATCGTGGTTTCGATAGGCTCAAAGAATTCTGTATCGGGATCGTCCGTCATAGGTCGACCCGGCACTTCTATGGCATTGGCATACTGAAGGATGTCTGATCGGGCTTTACGCCTAATCAGCAACTCCCTAGCTGCCTCGGCTTGCGATAGCAAAGAGTTCCTCGTCTGTCATGCCCTGCAGATCTGAATGCTGCGGGTTATTAAGCTTGAGCACTTGCTCCTTGTTTGCATTAAGCAATCCCAAGGGAACTTTGCTGGCTTCATTGGCTAGGTCTTGCAATGCGCCCACTAGCTTGAGAGCGATCATTCCCTCTCCAGTGGTCAGCGATTCCTCATTGACGGTATTGAGTTGAGCATTAGCCAGTCCTGATAATCGATTGGCATTAATTGCTCCGAACTTACCTGCACTGGCAAGATTAAGACTGATTGCCTTTAGGTCATCTACGAAATTTAGTACGGTAACTTGTTCGGAAACTGGAAGGGCTTTTAAATTTTGCTCAGCCGTAACTAATTGATTTGAAACGGCTTTCATGGTTTCCACACGCTTTGAAAGTCGTTCGCTTATCGAAGTCTTACTTACCCCGTATTCTCGGGATAGATCCGCAGCCTTCTCGCCCTTGAGCATTCGGCTTTTGATTTCGTCCCACTGTTTGTCAGTGAGCTTTGAAGGACGTGCCATTAGCTGACTACTCCTCTCAGCGTATTCAAAATATACGATTTATTGCCCAAAATGTATCTTCCTTTTTTGTCTCCCTGTTCGGGATACACTTAGTTTAATACAATATCTGCGGGGGGTGGTTAGGCAGACATTAGAGGATGCGAGAAGTAGAGAGTTTTTCTGCCTTCTGCTCTACGGTTAAAAATCGCCAAATCTACGCCCCCCACCCTAATCTGCTTCCACGTCTTCAGCTTTGTAAAGTTTTTGATCCGTTTTGTAAAGTTTTGAGTGCAGCATTGTAATGTTTTTGGCTTGTTTCCATGCCTTTTGAGCTACTGAGTCTGCCTTCTTGTAAAAGTTTGCCCGGTTGATTCCTACCTC